AAAGCATACTATGCCAACAAAACAATCATTTCAAAAAGATTTATGTAATTGGTGGATAGGCTATGCTTGCAGAGAAGAAGAATATAAAACAATAAACGATGTAATATGTGCTGTAACGAGATTAAGTGATTACGTAATAGATGACCCTGAAGATGGTTATGGATTTACTAGAGAATTAACTCCAGAAAGCAGATATGAAATAATTTATGAAGTACTTAGAAAGATAGTAAATAGTTTAATTGAATATGAAAGAATACACATAAGAAAGGAGATATAATGTATTTAGATGAAACAATATTGCAAAGCAGAACAGCTATAAAACTGGTTAGAGTATTAGATGAAGTTTTTAATTGGGTTGAGCCAGTAGATGAGGAAGAATTTGGCGGCGAAGAATATGAAAAATTAAAAAAAGATGTAGAATTAATAAAGCATCTATCTGCTAAAGCAGTAAGAAAAAGAAGTTTTAAATAATTGAGTGTGATTAGCGTCACACGAAATAGTTATTGGGTGGACAAATTACTCACGTAGATAAACGTTGGCTGTCCTAGGCGGCCATAGAGCTCTTCTCAGGTCAATGCCACAAGTCCTAATAACAGGATGAACTTACTATATCAGCTTATTTATAAGCGAGAACACTGGTAAGCAGTCTTTAAGCCTAGATATAGGCAAACCACAGTTGATTCCTTCTAAGACTGGCTGTGGACTAGAATTATATATGCCCTGTGAGTCTCACGTGAGTATGAAACACGACTACCGAGCAAGGGCTTAAATAAGCCGAGGGAGTGGGTGTTATATGCTTGAATAACATAAAAAGGTCACTCCCCAGTTTTATATAATTACAAGTATGTAACTAGTTTAGTAGCAGTCCTGAGAAGTTACACTAAGTTTATTCCAGGAACCTATAATAAGCTTTCGCTGGATTTCTAGACCAGCCATTTACCTTTATAGGCACTACTATTAAACGAAAAAAAAGCTTGTATAATTGAGAGCCAATAACTGGTCCTTCTGTAACGGTGAAAGGGAGTGTACCCCGTACATACTTAATACAGAGAAAATAAGTCCTATCGTCTCGAGCTAAGTGTGTAAACCATAGGCAAATCTTATACTTTCGGTGATTTGTAACTGTAATAAGTGAAAACTCATTGTATAAGCAAAGGAATATGTGAGGCTCTCATAATTTTAAATTTACAGGTTATTAATGTAATATACTCTAGACCCTGTAATCGTGGCGACTTCGTGTAGTCGTAATTAGAAATCAGTTAGTCGGATAACGGATTACTAATGTCAATCTGTATAAACCGAGGAGATGGAGGGAGATATTATCCTTAGCAATAGCTAGGTATGAATAATAATATCGAGGAAAAAGTGTAGGTTTATATAATACAATTAAATAAGGAGACATAATGGAAATAATATTTTGGATAATAATAGTAATTGCTGTAATAATATTATATGGTATTTTATATGCAATGACAGATGATAATGCAAATTTATAAACAAGGAGAAATGAGTCATGCAAGATAAAAAAGTGTTTTGGTTAGACGGATTTGAAGGTGCTGCTAAAGGTGGTGCTTTCTATAGAAGTAAGATACATCTTGATATAGATGAATTTGAGTCTACATTTAAAAAGAAAGTAGTAGCAATAAGTTTAGAACCTGATGAAGGTAAACCTTCTTGGACTGTTGAATTTATAACAGACGCTACTGATGAATTAGAACAGATGAAAGGATTATCAGATGTTAAGTAATTGTTGTGAAGCTCCTCCATTAGATGAAACATTTAGTGGAGGGGATGTCACATTAGGAAGATGTAGTGAGTGTAAAGAAGGTGCAGTATTTAAAAATGAAGGAGAAGATGATGACTGATAAAAAAAGAGATTTTATACCAATTGATAAAGACCCTATTCATATGATATTTCATTCAGATAAATGGGAAGAAGTACCTGATGAAGATTTATGGCAAGATGGTGAAATAAAAAGATATGATATGCCAAAGGAATTGTTTGAAAAAATAATTATAAGAGGTGAGTGGAAAATAATAAGGAGAAAAGATGGTTAAAGTAAATGGTAAAGAATATGATTTAAGTAATGAAAAACAACAAACTGAATACTGGAATGAAATAGCTAAAAATACTTTACTTGGAAGAAGAATATTAAAAGTAGAGTATATGTCTAATAGAGAATGTAATGATTATGATTGGTATAAAAGACCTATTACTTTCATATTAGATAATGGTACAAGAGTTATAGCCATGCAAGATGATGAAGGTAATGACGGTGGTGTTTTAACTTGTCTAACACAAGATAAAGAAGAAGTATTGCCTGTGTTGGGAGTTAAAAATGGGTAGAGTTAAAGCTTTCTTTGAAGATATTATAGAAGGTATGAGCTTTGATGAAGCAGAATATCACTTTCTTAATTCTAAAAAGAAAAAAAAGAAAAAAGTAATCTATAAAAATAAAGTTAAAGGAGAAAACCATGGGAATGGACGTATCAGGAATAAATCCAAAAGTAAACGCATCAATAAATGATTTTCCAACATTAAAGAAAATAAGAGAAATGAGAACAACTGACGAAGGTTGGAAAGAAAGTATGAAATTACTTGATAGTGATAAATCATTATCAGATAAATATTGGGCAGAAGATAAAGAATACAAAGATATTAATTGTGGTGTTTATTTTCGTAATAATTGTTGGTGGTGGAGACCATTATGGAATTACTGTTATGCAATAGCAGATGATATAATATCTGAAGATGTATGGGATAGTGGGCATTGTAATGATGGTGCAGGTCTTAATGAAGAAGATGCAAAACAGCTAGGTGAAAGATTGTTAAAAAGTATAGAAAATGGTGAATGTCTTAAATATCAAGCAGCTTATATGCAACATCAAGAAGATATGGCTTCTGATGATGAATTTGCTACTTCTTATCCATTTGATATAGATAATGTAAAACAATTTGCTAAATTCTGTATACAAAGTGGAGGATTTGAGATATGGTAATAGGAATGGAAAAAAAGTTAGAACAGCTAGATAAAGACCAGTTAGAGACTATATTGCTTAAATTAATTTATACAAATAAAGAAATTAATGTAGGTAATAAGACAAGAAACGAAGTTAATAAAATATGGGAGAAAGAGCTATATGGCTAAAAAACAAAGTAAACAAGAAAAAGTATTAATGTATCTTCAAACTTATGGTTCTATAACACCAATGGATGCTTATGAAATGTTTCATTCTATGAGGTTAGGAGCTATAATTCACACATTAAGACATACTGCACCTTATTATAATATTGAATCAAAGAAAGAAGGTAAGGCAGGTTATGCAAGATATACTTTAAAACCAGGTGTTTATCCTGATTATGAGTAATTTCTTGAATAATTGTTGGAGAAATCGTAAATTATAGTGCTGTTAAATAAGGAGAAACAAAAATAATGAAAACATTATTAATCGACTTAGAGAATGGCTATAAATCTATTGGGAGTAAAGAAACTATTAAAGAAAAATTTGGGTTACCCTTATTAAACTTTAATGACTTTACTTCCTTTAGAAATTTTATAGGTCAAATCTGGTCACGTAAAAAAGTAGAAAAAGAAGTACAAGTAGGTGGTATATCTGTAAAACAATCAGGCTATGAAATTATAGCTAAAGAGGGTGCAGAAGTAGACTGTATGGTTATAGATACAGCTAGTGAAATGTCTAAGAAATATGCAAGAGAGTTAAAAGGTAAAGCTGAACAATTGCAATTAAAGCAATGGGGCAAACTTAAAGACACTCTTGATAATTTCTTTTCATTTACTAATGCTATACCTGCTAATCTTATTGTTAATTGTCATTGTAAAATGCAAGAAGATAATGAGAATGGTATAATGAGAGTTATGCCATATATTGAAGGCTCTACGAAAGTAGATGTTGGTAAATGGTTTGATTTTGTAGTATATACTAAAGTTCGTAAAGCTAAAGATGGTACTCGTGAATATGTGTGGGTAACAGCAAGAGACGAACATTATTGTCATGCAAAAGATAGAACACAAGAATTACCTGCTGAAATACCACAAGACTATAGTATAATATTCAATGCTGTTAAGAAAAAAGGATGGGATACTGCTAAAGTACTTGTGATAGGTGAGCCAGGTAGTGGTAAGACACTTAGTCTAAGAACGTTAACGAAAATAAACTAGGAGAAACTATGGGAATAGTTGTAACTAAAAAAGAAGGTGGTGGATATGATGAAGGTTGGAAAACTGTAACTATATCTAACGCTGTAAAGGGTGATTTTAATGGTTCTAAATACATTGATTTACACTTTGAAGGATACCCTGAAACTGTAAAATGTCGTGTATGGGAAGCACGTAATAAAGACGGAGAAGAGTTCTCTGTAACTAATATGGTTAGATATGCTAATCCAACTATATTAGAAGAAATGGATAAAGATGGCACTACTGCTGCTAGTCTTGATGATTCGCCAAATGGTTTAAAAGGTAAATCATTACAAGTGTTATTTTATAAAAAAGCTAATGGCTATTCTGAAATATCACAAAAGGTAGCACCTGCTGTACCATTTGAAAATATAGTAGATAAATTTGACGACAATAGAATTGCTCGTATAAAAGAGTCTGCTGAAAAATACCAAGCTAGAAGAAATGAAGCTAATGGTGTTGTAAGTGAAACAAATACCGAGTCATCAAATGGTGATGTTCCTTGGTAAAATAGTATAAACAATAACTAAAGAGAGTCATAACTCGTCCTGTATAAAAGTCCTAACTACGATAACCTTTTCAGGTGCCCTGTTAGGCAGAGGAACACGTATGGCTCTCTTTATTAACATAAGGGGAAATAATATGATAAGAGAGTTTGCTTTTGGATTATCAAATAGACATCACTTCTTCCCAAGTGATAATTCAGTAAAATGGGAAAACGTGGCTAAAGATACATTTCTATCCTTATATGGCTATGATGAAGAGGTAATAAAATACTTTAATGAAAAGAAAACACTATCAGGCTATAATGGTATAATATATCTTCCAAGAGAATTTATGCTTGACGTTGATGGTAGTGAAATTGAAGAAGCTCAAGAAAAAACTATTAAATTAGTTTCTATGCTTAATAATATTGGCGTTCCTAGTAATATTTATTTTAGTGGTAGAGGGTTTCATGTTGGTATTCCAGACAAAGCATTTAAATGGAAACCAGATACAAATCTTCATTTAAAAGTTAAAGATGAGTTAGATAAAAAAGGTATATACAAATATGCTGATGTATCTGTTACTGATAAAACAAGAATAATACGTCTAAATAATACATTAAATAGTAAATCTAAATTGTGGAAGATTTATATAACTAATGAAGAATTACTTGAACTAAATAGTTTAGGTATTAAAGCTTTAGCTAATAAACCAAGACAAATAGAAATACCTGTATTACAATGTGAGCCTGTATTTGATGTAACTGTTAGGGAAATTAAAAAACAGACTATAAAATATAAAGAAACTATAGGTAAAGAACCTGACCCAATGTTATATCCATGCATACAAACAATGTTAAAAGGCACATCTTATGGTGGTAGACATGCAACTGCTTTACGTATTGCTGCTTGGCTTAGATGGCGTTATCCAGAAAACATTGTAAGACTTGTAATGGAAGATTGGCGTAAAAGAGTAACTACAAATGAAAATCCATTTAAACAAATAGAAATGGACAGAATAGTTACTGATTGCTATAAAGGTCATAATGGTAGCGGCTATAGATATGGCTGTAATGATAAAATAATGGATAAGCATTGTAATTCTACATGCACATTATTTAAATCAAAGAAATCTCAAGGTATAATGTCTGCTAATGATATGGAAGAAAATTTAATTAGCTGGCTTAAAGGAGACGTAGTTCCTATAAATATTGGTGAATTGTATAATGCAGACTTTCCTGTATATCCAGGTGAGTTAGTAGTAATACAAGCTCCACCAAAATCTATGAAAACTATGTTGCTTCAAAATTGGGTTAATTCATTTAAAAGACCTACATACTTTTTAGAGATGGAGATGTCACCAAGACAAATATGGCAACGTTTTATTCAAATAGAACAAGGATGGACTGAAGAACAACTTAAAGAACATTATGCTACTGGTCAGTATAAAATGGCTGATAAATTTAATTGGCTTAATGTTGACTATAATGCATGCTTTGCTATTGAACTAGAGAAGAAAATATCTATGTTGCAAGAAAAGCCTGAGATTGTAGTAGTTGACCATATGGGCTTATTACTTTCTAAACATAGAGACTTAAATCTTAAAATGGAAGAAATAGCAGGTGCTTTAACTGAGGTAGCTGTTAAGCATAACATAGTTGTATTTGCTATATCTGAGATTACTAAATCTGCTATGGTAGAAGGTATGGGTGTTTCTTCTTCTAGAGGCTCATTTAGAATAGCGTATAATGCAAGTAAAATATTATCACTTAAACCAGACAAAGGTTTAGATGGTAATGTTAAGTCATTACTTGTTACTACAGAAGCTAATAGAGAAAGAGGTGCTTTAAATACATTAATTAAAGTAGATGGTGTTAAAATGTTAAGTGCAAATAGAGGTTAATATGAGTAAAAGAAGTCTAAATGAAATAAGTAGTGATATTATGTTAGTACAAAATAGTTTTGAATTAACTGAAAAGGAAATTGACGAACAGTTAGATATACTACATACTGAACTACATGAAAAAGAAAATGGTGTTTACTGGTTTTATAAGAACATAGATAGCAAGATTGATTTAGCTAAAGAGTATAAAGAAAAAGCTGATATGGTTATTAAAAAGCTTAAATATACTCAAGAAAGATTAAAGGGTCTTGTTATTGAAGCTTATGCAGCCAGTGGACAGCTTCCAGCACATGATGATTTCAATCCAATTAAAATAGGTGAAACAGGTAAAGTAGAAATATTAGATGAAAAAAAGATACCTGAAGAATACTATGTTGAAAAGATTGTATTAAAGCTGGACAAAAGAAGGCTACTTGAGGAATTAAAAGAGGGAAAAGATATTCCTGGAGTAGTATTACAAACAAACAAACACGTCAGGGGGTTAAAATGATAAATGCTTATGGAGAAATAAGAAAGGTACCTTTAGATTATCAAGGTATTAAATCGTCAGCTTATGCTGTACAAAGACAAGAACTGGATGAAAGAAGAGGTCTTGAATGGAAAGAATGTGGTGTAGTAGGTAGTAATTACTTATTAGTTCCAAATGAAGAAGTAAGAGATATGGCTCTTGAAATAGCTACTAAATCTAAACTTGATTGGAGTGCAATGAAAACATTCTTTGATGGTAAAAGATACATTCATTTCATGCAATCAAAAACTAATACTACAGAAATAGCAGAAGGTGATGATGTTGCTTTAGGTATGGGTTTTTGGAATAGTTATGATGGTTCAACAGCTCTACAATTTAGAACGTTCCTCGTAAGATTACTATGCACTAATGGTATGATTACTAAAGATTTTATGAATCTAATGAGGTTCAAGCATAATAAAACATCTGAAGGTTATGAAGATGAGATTATAAATGCTGCTAAAATAGTAGATAACTGTGGAAATGACGTACATGAAGTTACTAGTAGAATGAGAAAAATGGTAGAAACACCAATTAATTTAAATGAGTTAGCTACTTTAAGAAATACTTATTTAAGTGATTTGCCTGTAACATTATGGGGTAAAATAAGCTCACATTTCTTAGAAAAAGAAAGGGAGAAAATTTATTACAAAGATACAACATATTGGGATTTCTATAATGCTTGTACTGATATATTATGGCACGAAAAGAAACCAACAATGGCATCATTTGAACACAATCAGAAGATAACAGATAATCTTCTTCAAATTTTTGCATAATTTGGAGGAACGCTGAGAGCAGGGGAGAGTTAGGGCATATACTAGCTCTCCCCATTAATTAGGGGAAATAATGAAATTTATACAAAGAAAAACAATGAAAATAAGACCATCTGGTCGTAGTAGTGATTTTATAACACCATCATTTGGCTTTGGATGTTTATATAAATGTGAGTATTGTTATATGAGAAGACATTTACCTAATGGTTTAAATATTGCTACAAATACAGATGCTATAATTGATGAAATACATGCACATTTATGGTTATTACCATGGCCTAAAAAACCTAATCAAACACACGAAAAATATTATACATATGATTTTAGTTGTAATGAAGACTATATATTACATGCAAAGTATCATGAATGGGATTTATTATTTGATTACTTTAAAACAAATGATAAAGCTATGGGTACTGCAGCAACTAAATACGTTAATAAAAAATTACTGGGGTATGATGCTAACAGAAAAATTCGCATAAGGTTTAGCATTATGCCTCAAGTAATATCAGATAAACTAGAACCTAGCACATCTAAAATTATAGATAGAATAAAAGCTGTTAATGATTTTTATGAAGCTGGTTATGATGTTCACTTAAACTATTCGCCTATTGTAGTATATAAAGATTATATAAAAGATTATATAAAATTGTTTAAATTAGTAGACGAAATAGTGGATGAGAGTATTAAAAATAAAGTTAAAGCTGAGTGTATTTACTTAACACATAATGAAAAAATGCACAGTATTAATAGTGAAGATGCAAAAGATTTATTATGGAAGCCAGAAATACAGGAGAAGAAAACTTCTAATTATGGCAATGTAAATATTAGGTACAAATACAAATTAAAAAGAAAATATATAGAAGATTTTATACAAGCACATGATAATGCTTTACCATGGCAAGAAGTTAGATATATATTTTAGGAGGAATAATGACAAGTAAAAAACCAACAAATAAAGAAATAGTAGCAAAAGTAGAAGTTTTGACTAGGGTTAATAATACCCTAGTTGAAATGATAGAGAATTTAGCTGACTCTTTAAAACAATATATAGAGTTTAAAGGTGATGTAGAAGATTTTCACGAGCATCAAAAAGAAATATTAGAAATAAGGAAAAGAATACAAGGAGAAACAAATGTCAAAGAAAAAATTATCAAATAAAGAAATAACAGAACATCTTAATGCAATAATACATGATTTAAAATTACTTATAAATCTTTCTCAAGGAACAGCTACAGCATTAACTAGATATATTCAGTTTAAAGGTGATGAACCTGACTTTAAAAAACATTTAGAAAATTTAGAAAAAAATGATAAATTAAAGGAGAATGATGAAAAAACTGAAAAAATTGAGAAATGATGATATTGTTGATAAGTTAATAGCGTATCAAAGAAAATTATACGGAGGTAAATCTAAAGTGAAGTTAGACGATATAAAGGTAGAATGTTCAAAATGCAAAGTTCATTTCTCTCCATCAGTTTATAGAGCTAAAAAACTTATGTCTGTATATGGCGTAATTAATAAATGTAAGAATTGTGAAAATGATTTGTAGTAATTGTAAATGCAAAATAGAACAAAAAGAATCATTTGAAGAAATGACAAATAGAGTTCTTAAAGCTGCGAAAAAAAAACTAGAAAGGGAGTCTAATTTCGGCATCCCAGATACTAAGGAGAAACAATGGAAAAAAATAAAGTAAAAAAAACAGTTGCAGATAAGAAACCTGCAAAAAAAGAAATAAATGAGTTAATGGATTTGCAAAACATAGTTATAGGAATGCATAAGAAATTACAATTAATTGAAAACAGGACAAGTAGTATAGAGTCTTGGGTTAAAAAAGTTAGGACAAGAATAGGAGTATAATGCATCTATCTAGGAAATATATTAGAAAAGCTTTTACAGAAATCGGCATTCAATTAAGCGAGAATGCTTTAGATAAATTATCTGAAAAATTGAAAATCGA